ACTGAACGTCCAACAGCACTGGCTTCCTTCCACTCACGAAGGGGCTCTACAAGACGTGCACCGTGCTGGTGCCGCCCGCGGATGGTTTGAGAACCGTGACGTGAGCGCGCAAGCGCACCAACGTTGTGTTCCCATCGACCTTCTGGTTCTCCGCAGCAACGACAAGAATCAACTCCGGTTGTTCTGTCTCGCCGCTCTTCTTGAGCACCTTGAGGTCGGTCAAACCGACTGTGAACCACTCGTCCGCCGCGCCCGTATCATGCGAGCCGACGGCACCTGCAACAGCCAACACTTGAGTTGGGGTCTTGTTGCCGGCCGAAAGCGAGCTGACACAGCCTGCCGCCCAGCGTAGCTTGGTCGCCGCGAATGGGATCTGCGCTTCGATGCGGATTCCTTGGATACGAATGTCGGTAGCGTCCGACAAGCCTGCCACAGCAGTGGCATTCGCTCCCGTACCCAAGATCCGATGCGCCTCGAAGAAGGTCTCGGCCGACAGCCGAAACTCGAAGTGATCCACAATCACGTGCGATTCCCACCCTGATGTGAGAGACCGCGCCGGGGTTGCCTTGGTCCGTGGTCCACCGCCTTGTCCGTACGACGCCGCCGCGCGCTGCGCTGCCTGCTTCTGAGCCACCGAGCCATAAATCCTGCCGTTGAACTTTCGCCCTTGTTGAGCCGCCTTCTTATCTGCTGCCGATCCTGTATCGATATGTGAAACCATGATTCTGCTGATTGTTTGTAATGAATGATATGACCTTAATTGGCCAGCGTGAGTTGCGGTCGCCGTAACCAGCAGAATATAAATACGATATGAGGCACAGCCTCAATAGACGGAAACAACCTCGTTCGCCGCGTTGAGATAGTTGATATTCAAATCAACCTTGTTCGCCAACGCGCGCCACTGATCCCAGGAACAATGCGACACACTGTCCACGACCTCCAGCCACGACTCGACCTGCGCCTGAGTTCCGTCCAACTGGATGGCATTCGCCACCAAGATGTCCGAGAACGCGACATGCTCCTTGAGCTGCTTGACCCAATCCCGAAGACCCTTCTGGTACTCGACGAAGTGCTCCTGCGACCTGATGCTTGCGGCAATGACCTTGTTCAGCTTGCGACGAATGTTCGGAATGAGCAGACCCTTCGCGTAAACGAAACCGCAGAACGCCGCTTCGGTGGAAACCGTCATCGTCATCTCAAAGGCACAATATCTCTCGATCTCCGATTTGCGATCGTTATCGACGTACATATTTGCCTGAGTCCGATTAAGATCATCGCCCTGGAAGAACACAGCCGATTGGCCTTGACCGCGAATCATGTAGTTCTGAAGAAGGAATTCCAAGAACGAATTTCCTTTCAACGTCCATGGTGCACCAGAAGGCTTTGTGCCACGCTGCTTGGATCGGAACATTGAACCAACAAGATCATAGCTTTCGTACTGCGAATAGTAGAAGTCCAGGAAATCGCTTGACACTCCCAGGCATTCATCGAACTTCCGGTTGACCAGGTGCGTGAACTCGTTCTGCTTGCTGTCCATCTCGACGACGTCCATCGTGATGTTGACATCAGTTGGTACTTGAACAGCAGCAGCTTGATAACGAGCGCCAGCCTCCTCCGGAGTGCAATTGTTGTTCCAGACGATGTGATCCTTCAGCGACATGC